CCTATGGCATGGGCAAGCCTACCCGCACCAATCCTATTGGCGGGTTCATGGCTATGCACTGCTACTCTGGCTCTCCTGACCAGAAGCAGTCTCCCACCACCAATGGAGTGACGGGGTTTAAGAAGCGGAGTTACTAATGGCTAATAACATTGCCTTTCAGCCTATGGGTAACTGCGTGGTGGCTACCGCCGCCGTCGCAAACACCGAAGGCAACGTGGTAGCGATTACTGCGGTTAGCCCCGTTAATCAGTACCTTGTCTTCAATACGGATAAGAACGACCCGGTGTTTGTGGCCTATGGTCAGACTGCAAACATCACGGCAACGGTTCCCACTGAGGCTGGTGCGGCAGTGGTAGCCATTCCTCCGTATAGCGAGAAGGTATTTACTGGCCCCCAGGTAAGCACTACCAAGACTGTCTATGTTCGTATCATTGCGCCGCACAATAACGCAAAGATATACATTACGCCTGGAGAGGGGTTGTAATGTTTGACCCGTTAAGCGTCTTAGCGATCTTTGGCCCTCTGGCTGTAGATGCTGGTAAGGCGCTTATCAATAAGTACATTGCTCCGTCTGAGTTCAAACCTGCGACCATAGATCAGTACGTCCAGATGCGTGAACTAGACCTCAAGATGTTTGAGGCTATGAACTCTGCTGGTGGCTCTGGACAGTCCTACCCTTGGGTGGAGGCCATAGTGCGTCTTATGCGCCCTACGGTGGCTGCGCTGGTGCTACTTACTTGGGCATACAGTAAGACCTATGGCGAGGCTTCTGAGGCCATAGACAACTTCGCTGCGGCAATCGGCTTCTACCTTTTCGGGGATAGGACTCTGTTCTATTCCAGAAAGGGGGCGGGCAAGTGAGTGCAGCTAGGTGGGGTGAGTACAACAACTTCAAGAAGGAAGAGTTCGACTGCAAGCATACTGGTGACAACCAGATGCAACATGAGTTTATGTTGAAGCTGGTGACTCTGCGATTGCAGTATGGAAAGCCTCTGCGGGTGACATCTGGCTACCGTGATCCCACCCACCCTGCTGAAGCCCGTAAGAGCATCTCTGGGGCGCATAGTCATGGGGTGGCAGTGGATCTAGCGGTGCAGGGTGCTGATGCCTATCGCATCATCCAATTAGCGACTACACTAGGGTTTACGGGTATAGGGTTTCAACAGAAGGGTGAGGGGCGGTTTATCCACCTAGACACCTATACGGACTATCCTAGGGTGTGGAGTTACTGATGGCTAAGAAGAATGTATCTCTATCCATTGGACGCGGTGAGAAGCTACCTGTAAGCCGTGGTGCTGGTCTGACTGCCAAGGGTAGGGCTAAGATGAACAGGGCTACTGGAAGCAATCTGAAGGCTCCCGCGCCCAATCCGAAGACTAAGAAGGATGCTGGTAGGAAAAAGTCGTTCTGCGCTCGTATGCGTGGCGTTGTAGCCAAAGCCAAGGGGCCAGCAACCAGGGCTAGGGCATCATTGAGAAGGTGGAACTGTCGATGAAAGAAGGACTATACGCAAACATCCATCAGAAGAGGGCCAGGATAAAGGCTGGTTCTGGTGAACGAATGAGAAAGCCGGGGAGTAAAGGCGCTCCCACGGCGAAGGCTTTTAGGCAGTCTGCTAGAACTGCTAAGAAGCGTTAGGGTTCTCTCCTCGCCGTCACAGGCGAAACCCCCTTGCCCCCGCTATATGCGGGGGTTTTTTTAATCCCCGCAGTAGCAGGGTATCGTTTCATCACTAAATAGGTTCTGCTGATTCTTGGCAAAGTTAGCCATCTGAGCGTAAGAGGGGCGATCCATACGAAATCTATCTCCGTCACCTTTTGTGCCGCCAAAGGTTTGTATCTGTTCCTCCATCCTGGACCACCAAACAGCTCTCTCTGGCTTCTCTTGGATCAGGCTCAAAACTTGATTGCCTCCCTTGAGGAAGCACAGGTCACAATTCCCGTGCATGGTCTTGCCGTTCATGTTCGGGAGTTTTAGGTCAAACGAGTTTTTTGCCCAGAACTCCCCGACATCTTTAGCGGTAACTCCTGCGGTCACTAGCGGTGTCCTGCTTCTATCCATCTTGACTGCACGACGCATCTCATCAGCCCTGATGCCGACCCAATCCATGTTCTCGTCGTGATCCCATCCCAGGCTTTTGACATACCTATCTATCGTCCTGATCTTGAGGATTGCCGTACAGAATCTGGTAACTGGATTGGGGAGGTACTTGCGCTGCCTAATGAGCGCCTCGAAAGGTTCTCCTTCCCTGCTGGCCGTCTCAAAGTTCACCCGCCTAAACTTCGGGTCTTCGATTTGAAACTCCAGCCAATGTATCTCGCAACCCCAGTTGACCTCGCAGTCACGCACAAACTCTAAGGTGGCTTCCTCCTCTTTCCCCGTATTCGCAAAGACCACCAGCGCATCGTCTGGAAGGCCATTGTTAGCCTCTAGGACGCGATGCAAAAGGTAGGCAGATGTCCTACCGCCAGAGAAGCTGATGACGGTAGGTTCCGTGATTAGAAATGGGTTCATGGCTAGAGGCTATTTACTCTTTCGACGATTAGGGCTGCTGCTAGTGCTGCGTGTTGGTCTGTCTCCAGCACCATCTTTGCCACTATCCTTCCCTCCGCGTCGATTATCTTTACTCCCCCCAGATCTATCTTTGTTGCCCACGGGGTCTTTACCTTTTTTGCTGCCCACTGCTGTTCGTCGTGTAACCACTCTTGGCTCATCGCATGGCTCCTCAGTGCCTACTAGGTTTCCTTCAAAGAGATACGTCCCCATGTGTCCGAGTTGGCACCAAGGGGCGGCATAGATCTTACCGCCGTGGTTGATCCACTGCTGACAGAAGTAGTAGTCCTCGGACAGTAGGCGGTTAGATTCACTACAAATGGGGTCTAGGTAAAAGGCGTAGATCTTTTCCCCTGCCAGCACGTTCATATCACTAACAAAGGTGGGCGTGAACTTCTTCAGCTTCTCGAAAACCTTGCGCTTGACGAGCATGAACCCGGTGCCAACGTACATGACTTCGCATGGCTCATCTCTTTTGACGGTCACGGAGGTCTTGCCATAGGGCAGGTTGACCACAAATGAGCCTGTATGCGCTGCCAGGTTCTGCTCTCCCTTGAGTGCCGCATCCCGCACCGTGCCCCAATTGATCTCCTTCTTGGGGTAGATACCGCCAATGATGTCCTTGTCTGCTTCTAGCATCCGTAGGGCATCCTCGGGCCTAAACTTGATATCAGCGTCTATCCAGAAAAGGTAGTCGTGATCGGTCTTCAGGAATTGGTGGGTCATGTTGCATCGAGCGCGGGTAATAAGCGATTCATTGAACATGAAGGCGGCGCTAACTTGATGCCCTCGTTGGGTAAACAAGTTCATAAGACCGATGATGGATTGGACGTATACGCCTGTAGTCATTCCACCGTACATTGGCGTAGCTATAAAGATCTTAGCCATTTAGTGTCTCCCATGCTGTTCTTGCCACTTCTGGAACTTGTCCATTTCCAATGGCTTTAAGTCTGTCCATCCGAGAGGCCAACCCATCAACCACTCTACCCAATCGGCGTTCAACTGTGCGGGAGGTTTCTCCGGGTTCTCTATCCCACCATCGACTTTCCATACTACTGACGGCAGGTCGGAATCCCCTTTCCATCCTTTGCTCGGTCTGCGGGCTTGCGAGTCCGACTTTACGGGAGTCGGCCACATTTCTTTCCGCTTTCTCAAAGCCTTCCGACTGTTGCTGCCGCCGTCCATCCCTGTCGTATTCGGCGTATGAAAAAATGTCTCTCCGTCTGGCACGAATCCAGATTCTGTCTCGCTGGTGCGGTGCGCCGACATCTGCTGCTCCCAACACTCCCCATCGCGCATCAAACCCCATTTGGGCCAAGTCTCCGAGAACTCGTCCAAGTCCCCGAGAAGTGAGCATTGGTGAGTTTTCCACGAAGACGAATCTGGGTCGTACTTCGTGAATGACCCGCGCCATTTCTCGCCACATTCCTGATCGCTCTCCGTCAATCCCTGCGCCTTTTCCTGCGGCAGAGATGTCCTGGCAAGGAAAGCCTCCCGATACAACTTGCACAATGCCTTGCCACGGTCTTCCGTCAAAGGTTTGAATATCATCCCAAATCGGGAAAGGCGGGAGTATTCCGTCATTTTGTCTGGCGACAAGTACGCTTGCTGCGTAGGGTTCCCACTCGACTGCACAGACTGTTCGCCATCCCAAGAGATGCCCCCCGAGTATTCCTCCACCAGCGCCTGCGAATAGAGCCAACTCATTCAATAATTCCTCCGATATAGGTGGGGTATTCCAGAGTGCGGCTGTACCCCGCAGCCGTCCTAATCTTCCCCTTGCGGGGAATCCTGCTCTGGATCAGGGGGGATTTCTTCTCGTAGGAGTTTGAGTAAATCGGGTAGGTGCATGACTGCTAATGACTTCTCACCGTCTGCTCGCATGATGACTATGGGTGTTTGCCCATGCTCACATGAGGCATCAGCTTGATCCATGAACTCATAGACAGCAATCTTGCGCCTGCGTTTGCACTCAATCAGGTAGTCTCCGAGGATAAGATCTCCTTCGTCCTTCTGCTGATACTGCTTGAGGTTGCGTTTGATACGCACCCCCAAGGCATCAAAGATCTCGTTAGCCACCTCACGCTCATAGGTGGCCCCCCGGACTCTACTGATCTTAGCCATCAGAAGGGCACTTCCCCGTCATCGTCCATAGACTTGCGGCTAGGAAACGGATTAGCGTTCTGCTGAGTGGGTCTAAAGTTGTCTTCCTTCAGAGAGATCAGCACCCCCTTGCTGTGCTCCTTCGTCCAGGCGGCAATCTTGATCGTCTCTCCTGCTGCGTAGGCTCTCTCTATCCGCAGTTCTCCCTTCCAGTCTGGCGCACCCTGCTTGCCATTCTTGGCGTTGGTGAATAGAACTCCTGACCCCGGTTTACGTTCTTGGTCGTATGCCATCTACTTTCCTTTCGCTAGGTGATAACGGGCAAATGTCTTCCCGTTTTGGCTTACTTCTTCTGTAAGAATGTTGTGACCCTTCTTCCGCAACTCATCAATCCGTGCCGCCAGCCGAAACACGCCCATCATTGATAGTGCTTCCATTGGAGTCAGAGTGTTCCCCGCCTCCAAAAATTTAAGGATCATGTTGCTTTGCGTCAAAGGGAGTCCTCCGACTGGCTCTGGTTCTTTTTTGCTAAGTCGTTAATCGCTAGCTTGGCCCTGCCGATTGCCGAACTGAGAACTTCGTAAAGGGCTTTGAACTCCTGGGAGATGGTTCCAATGATGAACGAGTTCTCCTTCTCTAGACCTTCCAGCTTGAGTAACTTATCGCCTGGAGTGAACTTCTTGGAGTCTGCAATCTTGTCCACCATAGTCAGGTAGGCATCCACCCATTCTTCGTTGTTTGCATGGCGGCTATACGCCTCCTGCATCCCTGGGATCATCAGAACGATACCTTCGCCCTGTTGGATGGTTTGAACCCCTTGGGAATCTTGTGAGTGATCTCCTCTGGGGGTGTCAGGAATGACCATGGGTTCGGCCCTGGCTCCGGGGATGGTTTCGACTTCGCTTTCGTCGAGCATACCGAGTCCACAGTGACTGAGGACTGCCCTGCGGATGGCTTTGGTAGTCGCTTTAAGGATGGCATTAGCAAGTGCATCACCTCTTGCGCCTGCGATGCTGACTGCACCTTGATTTTCACTAACGCGTCCATCAGCGCCTGTAACTCGACACGAGACAAGGTATATGTCATCGACCCGTTCCCGGTGAGTAATCTGAGTAGACAGTCGGTGGATGGCACAGAGTTGTTGGGTTGCCGAGGCATTGGCATAGAGGACTTCCTTACCGTTTAGTTTGAGTAGGTCAAAGGGTTTGGCAGCAGGATCTAGCCCTGCGTTCTGGCACCTGTAGTTGTAATAAGCCACCTTCTGAGGCGGCTGTAGTTTGCTCAGATCGCCGTTGATGACGATGCTCTCAATGACCTTGGGGTCAAGTTCCTCTTTCAGCACAACCGTCCCTGTCGTGGGATTAATCGTTCTCACGTTGCTCATGATTGCTCCTTATTTCAGTAGGAACCGGCGGGAACCGGGCTGTTCCATGACGAACTTCTCATAGATGTCAGGCATACTGCTCTTGAACAGTTCGGCATTGAACTTCTTGGATGCCTTACTAGCCTTCCAAGTAGCCAAGACATTGCCATCTACTGAGACAAGCTGGCTGGACTCCATCATGTAGCCCTGGATTTTGCTCACTAGGTCGTGTTCTTGGTTCTCCAGCGCCTTTATCTGCTCCTTGAGTACCTTGAGTACCTGACAGGCTTGCTCAAGGCTCTGGGTAGCGATTAGGTTGCTTCCGTTGTCCACCTTGTAGACTAACCGTGCTGCGTCTCCCATCGTCTCAGGGTCAAAGGTACGGGCTTGGATACGGCCCCAGAACTCTGCCATCTCTCGGGCATGGATGTCCTGTAGGTCAGCGCCGAAGGTCTGCGGGTAGCCCACAATCTCCTGACCGCCAAAACATACGACCAGCACTACAGACTCAATCTGGTGGACTGTGGCTTCATGTAGGCATTGCACCCGGTAGCCTAGATCTACCTGATCTGTACCGTTGTCCCCATACTTCTTACGCTGATGGATGCCTAGGTTTTTGACCTCGTACAAGGTACGCCCATCGGCGCTGATGTAGTCAAAATGGCTAGCAAGGTAGTTATGCTTGGGATGGTAAAGAGCATAGTCAGCGTCCTTGAACTCGATCTGGTTCCTACGCGCATACTCCCGCATGATGGGTTCCTGCATGACTAGGCCCATCTGCACGGCTTCCACCTGGCTCAGATCGTCTTGACCTTTAGCCCCTATTTTCTCGGCATACACCTCACCGCCTCTGCCCTCAACGAACCTACGGGCATCGTTAGACCATAGGGCTTTGTTGCGTACCTCTGGGCTGAAATCAGACATGGCTCACCTCCTTGGAAGAGTTGTGAGCGTCCTGCCAAATCTTGCTTGCCGATTCAATGCCCTCGATGCGACCGTCGATGTACATTACATAGGCGGTTGTGGTGAGCAGATAAAGATCTCTGTCTTCCAGATGCGGGAAGAGTGAATCCAGACGGGCGCGAATGGCCCCCTTACTCCACTTCTCAGGTGCTTGGTCTTGCATGATATTCCCCTTAATGATTAGGCTAAATGAATGAATACAACAGTACCACTATACACTACTTCTGCTTGTTTGACCATACTTCCAAACAAGTTTCTTCTAGCTGCCAAGAGGCAGGGTTCGTCTTCAGGGCATCTCTGATACCTAGGTTATATGCCCCAACAATGTCTCTAGGAAGGCTCAGACTGGTTTGTAGGCTCTGTGGCGTACTAAGTACCTTGTCTGCTGCCAAGACCGTCAGAAGGGTCATTAGAGCGCCCAGAGCGCATCCCGACCAGAATGACTCTCCAGTTACTTGTATTTCCATTGCTCGTCCTCCCATACGGCTATAGCCTCTTTCAGTTTATGAACGTGCCACTTGATGTAGACATGGCGTATATGGCTAGCAAGTGTCCATGTGCTGATGCCCATCAATTCGGCTACTCTCTCCCGTTTGAGACCGGCTGCTAGGTGACTCATAGCCTCTGCCTGCCGTCTAGTGATTAGTCTGCGCTCGGACAATTCTTTTCCTTTAGTTTGGCTTCAATTGCGTGCCAGCAGTCTTCTAAATTCTCCAACCCACCAACCGCTTGGTCAAACTCTGCTTGTGTCAGCCCAACCCATTCTTTCTTTTGCGGTGCGGTGTAGAGAGGAACATCACCAGCCTGAGGCTTGAGACCGAGATTCGTTTTCCACTCAAAGATGCCCTGCCCAATAGCTGCTGACATATAGGCCAGTTCCTCTTTCCTGATCCACGCCACAGGCTCGTTATACAAACCTAACCTTTCGTTTTCCTCAACCATTTTTTGCATGGCCCACCCATGTTTACCTTTCGCCGTTTCATCGACACGTTCTTGCGATATGTCGCTGGCGTAAATGTCTGACGGATGAAGGTGCTGAGTGACCACCTTCCCATCTTCAAACCAAGTCTTTGTGCCGATCACAGGCTCTTGCTTCTCTGCCTGCTCGATGGCTTGGCGTAGTGCGTCAATCTCCTCTTGCATCCGTTCACGAATCATCTGCTCAGTCACTATGCCCTCATGGCCTGGGTGTTCTTCACAACGTTGTTGCCATGTCTTAATCATTGGCGTTCTTTCTCTTTAATCGGGCTTCGATGGCTTCCGCAAAATCCAGCACGTTCTGGTGTGCAGAGCAAATGTGAAACTCCACAGCACTCCCAGCCTCGGCTTTGTTACATTTCCAGATTTCATCTGCGGTCAGCCCAATCCATTCTTTCTTTGATGGTGCGGTGAAAAGTGGCTGCAACTGGTCGAAGTGTTTTTCATCAAAGACACCAAGTTTTGGGTCCCACCACGCCACAGGTTGTGGTTCACGATGGCATATTGGCTCACCTTCTGAAAAGTAAACCTCACGCAATACCCACCCTTCTTGCTTCTCTGCCTGCTCTATGGCTTGGCGTAGAAAGTGTGCGGCTTGATTGCAGAACTTCCTGGTTGGCGATTTGTATTGCCACGCAATGTCCTTGTCTATCAAGTCTAACGCCTCCAATGCTTGCTTCATTGCTGAGATGCTCATATCAGTCTGCCATCGTAGTCATTGGTACTGTAGGCTTCTTCCCTATAACCTGGGCATTGACTAGCTGCCCGCCCCTGAACTCCAGCCTCAGATTAGCCTTCAATGCCGTCTCCTGGCCCTCTCTACGGTACTTAAACCTCAGTCTCTCGTCCGGGTCTACATGGGCATCAACGATGAATACATCGTTCTGATAACGACTGTAGTTGATAGTCCTGGTATCGACATAGGTAGTCTCGGGATGCCGTACATACGACCAGTTCCCTTGCGCGTCCTTCCATTGCTTGATGCTGAGATCGACCTTCATATGCCCCTCGATTAAGTTAACAGTTACCACTTCATCGTTTACAGTCATCAGACTAGCACAGATATAGACTAGTTCATTGCTTTATAACTATCGAAATCTGATACCTATAGCCTGTGGATAACTATGTGGATAACTCTGTATAACTTGGGATAACTTTGTGGACAACAGAGCGTCTAGGGGTCGTATATAGGTAGGTTCTTCGTATATCGTAGAGTACTCTTATATATATAGTAGTACTCTACTATACGTCTGTTCTGCGTAGATACTACTGTTCTCCGTATATGCTTCGGTACTTCCTATATACGCTTAGTACTCTTAAAAAAAACATAGTAAGAAAAAATATCTATATAGCGTCTGTGGATAACTTTGTGGACGATGGGGCAACCGTTTGGGCAGCTTGGGTCATCTGCCAGCCTGCGGGTAAGATGGGTATGGGTCACTCTGGTAGTGGGCGAGGCCACTATAAATAGCCCGTACTCTTGGTGCAAATGTCCAGGGTGACCCACCCGGTCTGATCTAGCGCTATCCAATGCAATGACCATGCGCTATCCAATCCGTATAGGCGCGCGTAAAACCTATTTTTCTATACCAGATAGGATAGGCCAGGATTCACTACAGACCATAGATCAATGCAGACGCATGGATGACGCAATGCCGTGGCAATGCGAACGCATAGGGTAGACCTCATAGAATCGTCTATGAGGGTCTCTAGGGTCTCAGGTATACCTTACCCTTACCCAATGCCTAGAATCGTCTCTATGGGGCTTATATGGGGCTTATTGGCTGTCCTATGAAAAGAAAAGGCCGCATATAGCGGCCTAGAGGGTTCATAGACGGGTTTTCACTCCACCATGACGGCAATGGCTAAGAGTAACCATAAGACGGCATAGAAACCCATCCCGCCGATTACGACCGAGAGCCAGAAGAACACGCCTTCGCCTGATTCGATACTGCGCTTGATCTTATGCATGGCTAGCCTCTATCAGTTTGATGTCGAGTTTATTGCCGTCACAATAGAGAATTGTGTGCTTAGGCTTGATCTTCATTAGTTCGCATCTCTTAACGAACCTTCTGTATTCGGACAGACAGCCTTTTAATGTCGCAGCACTAGCGACAATGGTGTTATCAGTACCAAAGGGCCAATCATTCCAAAAACAGGCGACCCGGTATTTATTGTGGTTCGTCATGGTTATGCCTCCACAGTTGAATGGGCAAAGCAAAATACATAACCGTCTTTTGTCCCGCCATAACGCATATTAGATAGATCCCAATCAACTTTGTACTTTGCCGCCAGAGCTTTAACAGCTTGGAAATGGCATTGCTCAAGGCTGTATTCGTGAGGAAACGAAATGGTGACGCTGTGGCCGTTACATGTCCATGCCTTGATCCTCCCGCTTTTTGTATTGCTCGGGCAAATGTATTTGGTTTGGATTGCAATCATGTTTGTACCCCTTATTAGGTTAGGAAATGGTGCAAGACGCACCCCGCAGCCCCTCAACGAGGGGCTACAGGTTGAACCCTGCTAGTAACATTAAGTATCCGGGAGGGTTCCCCCGTTCAATGCCGTGGCCTCAATCTCGGCAATCGTCTGCTGAAGAATAAGCGCCCTTTCGTAGTGGATTTCGCAATCCGGGTCGGCTAAAAGATCACGGATAGCCTCGATGAGGGTTTGAGTATCGTCGTTCATATGGCCTCCGCTTCCTCTTGGGTGTAACGCTTCAGGAAATAGGTTGCACCTCCATGCTCAGGCTTGAAGGTGAATGCAGAAACTTCATAGCTTCCCGAGTTCATGTAGGAAGAAACGGCATCCAAGAAGTCAACCAAAGCATCTTCAAGAAGTCCCTTATCGTCGCAATCATTGCGAAGCCCTACGGAGTGATAGAGGTAATCGAACACCTCATAGTGTCCATCGGAGGGCTTGAACTCACCATCGATGAGAGTGTAAGGGCACAAGCCACTATCCTCTGAAAGTTGTTCGACGTTAGAACGATTGCGAGAAACCGCAATCCAGGACAATTCATTGAAAGCTGTCTTCATCATGTTCCCCTTATGTAAGTGACTAGGATGTTACTACTATATACGTAGAGAATATTAACGCAGAGAGGTTCAATTTATGTACGAATATTTTTTAATCGCCAGACAATCGTCATAGGTTCTTCCTATATACGGAGAACCTACCTATATATAGGTGTAACTCTACGCTTATATAGTAAGACGCATTGCAGCAGAGGGATAGAAGCATGGATATTTGTACACCCCGCGCCCTGTAGACAGAGGCCTATTCTTGGGCTTCTCTTGGGGCAGGGAAGGGGTAGGTAACCTGGAGATGCGTCATCGTCTCCTAGGCCGCTACAGAGGCCTTCTGGGAAGGGCGTCATTTGGTCGGATATTTTGTCTGTGTGTGTGGTACTTCGATTGGGCAGGCACCCCCTCGGTTTGCGCGCCCTATTTGGTTCCCCGCCCCAAAAGAAAACGGGTATTTCCCTTTTTGATCTACACTACGTTCAAAGGAGGGAAGTGTTATGTATGAGATTGAGAGAGGGATAGAGTTACCGAGGGTGAGGGTGAAGCATGAGTACCCGTATGAGTTAATGCAGGTGGGAGAGAGTTTCTATGTGCCAGATGGGAACATGAACTTGTTATGTAACTACAACAGGGTAAAGGGTAGGAGGTTAGGGCGTGTATATGTTTGCCGTAAGGAGGGGGAGGGTATTAGGGTGTGGAGGGTAAGTTGAAGGTTGGTGGGTTGGACTGGCAGGTCAGGCAAGTGGTGGAGACTGCTTTGAAGATTGGGGAGCAGTATTGCAAGGAGTCGTATTGGTTTTATAAGAGGATGGATAGGGATCATCAGAACTGGGATTTCTTTCAGCGGGTGTTGAAGGAATTGACGATAGAGATGAAGGCGAGGGGGTGGATATGAATGCTGAATATGCGATGTATACGATGAGAAGTCCCCATCAGATGGGGATTATTTGCGTGGATGTGACCAATAAGTGTGATCTGGCCTGTTCTAACTGCACAAGACTCTTGGAGAACCAAGAAGGGTTCTGGGAGATGACTCCTGAGAACTTTAGGACGGCTCTACGGAGCCTGCGGGGGTATCGAGGGATTGTGGCGATGATTGGTGGCAATCCCTGTATGCACAGAAACTTTGAGGAGTTGTGTGAAATCTTCCGAGAAGAGGTGCCCTGTAAGCAGCAGAGGGGTTTGTGGACGAATAATTACTTCAAGCACAGGAAGGTGATTGAGGAGACGTTTGGGGTTTACAACCTAAACGCGCATGGAGAGAAGAAGGCGGGAGAGCAGCTGACGGATTTGGCTGAAAAGATGAAGGCAGACGATGAGGAGAACATTGTCTGGAACTATGTGGAACACGCAGACCATGCGCCCCTGCTGACCGCTGTTAAAGATCTCTATCCAGAGCCAGAAATGTGGATGAAGATCAGCCAATGTGACATCAACCGGGAATGGTCGGCATCCATTGTGCAGAACAAGGGTGAACTCAGGTACTACTTCTGCGAGGTGGCAGCATCATTCGACTTAGCTAGGGGTACAGACTATGGCTATCCCATAGAGGATGGCTGGTGGAAGAAGCATCTCTTACAGATGAGGTCTCAGGTGGAAAGGTTCTGCCCAGGTTGCGGAGTGCCTGCCAAGCAGAAACCGTATAAGGACTACGAAGAAGTAGATGTCTTCACGGAAACCAATAGAGACTTGGCAGAGAAGTCCCAGAAGATTAAGAAGAGAAAGGTCATATACCTCAATCCTAAAGACCGTATAGACGCTCCTAGACGGGTTACGCAGTATGGGGTGCTGTCATGAGACTCTTACCCGCTGTAGTGACCAGTACCATCGGCAGAGACTGCCTTATGGAGGCCATAGAGAGTGTGGCTTGCCAAACTAGACCGGCTAGGCATTACATTTTCATAGACGGCCCAGAGGTAACAAAGAGGGCTTGGAACGTCATAGAACAATCTAATCTGGCTGAGAACACGACAATCATTCCCCTGCCAAACAATACCGGGAAGAATATGTATACCTGCTCCCGTATCAATGCGATGGCCTCTTACATGATTACCGAAGACGTAATCCTCTTCCTAGACGATGACAACTGGTATGAGGAAGACCATGTTGAGACAGTGGTGGGCCTCATGGAGAGGCATAACCTAGACTGGACTTGCTCGCTACGCAACATCGTTGAGGATGACGGTTCCTTTGCCTGCGCGGATGAGTGTGAGTCCTTGGGTTTACTGAAGAACCATGCAGGCCAATACCATGTAGATACTTCTTGCCTAGCCTTGAGGACGGACATTGCTCAGAAGATGGCACCATTTTGGCAGCACCAGAAGTGGATGGACAGGGTTGTGCTTAGAGCCATCGTAGAGGCGAAGTTCAAGGGTGGTTGTACGGGTAAGGCTACGATGAACTACAGGCTCTCTAAAGACGGTTTAGGCAATATGCCTGGCAATAACTTTAAGGTACTAAGCCAGCGCATGATTGAGTTGAATCCTGCCCGCCCCTGGGCTAATGAGGTTACTTATAAGTTTGGCAAATGAACTTTGACCGTCAGAAGTTCTATCTTTTCTGTAAGCACCTAAAGATAGAAACCAAAGAGCAGGGTATGCGGATACTCGGGCAGCAACTGCTCGGTACGCAGACCTACGTCATGGATGAGGTTGCCAGAGGCTTGGCTGAAGACAAGCACTTCTTTGTCGTGCTGAAAGGTAGGCAGTTAGGGATTACTACCATTAGCCTAGCCCTAGACCTCTACTGGCACTTTATCCATGCCGGTATGCAAGGCACCCTGACTACCGACACAGAAGAGAACCGAGAACAGTTTCGTAGCACCCTAGCCATGTATATGGACGGGCTACCAAAGCAGTACAAGATTCCTCTGATGAGCCATAACCGCAATCAGATGGTCTTAAAGAACCGTAGCCGTCTTTTCTACCAAGTAGCCGGTATACGCGCTAAAGGCGGTCTAGGACGCGGCAAAGGCATCACCTTCCTCCACGGTACTGAGACATCCTCCTGGGGCGATGAGGAGGGCTTGGCTTCCCTGCTAGCCTCTTTAGCGGAGACTAACCCCCTTCGCTACTATATGTTTGAAAGTACGGCCCGTGGCTTCAATATGTTCCACGATATGTGGACTACAGCTAAACGGGCGAGAACCCAGAAGGCAATCTTCGTTGGCTGGTGGCGAAACCAGTTCTATTCTGCTGACCCAAACTCAGACGTATACAAAGTCTATTGGGACGGTAAGTTATCCGTAGAAGAGAAAGAGTGGACAAAAGACATCCGCAAGATCTACAACTACGAGGTCAATAGTAGGCAGATTGCCTGGTGGCGCTGGAAGCTGCACGAAGGCCTTAAAGACGATGGCCTGATGTATCAGGAGTTCCCACCCACTGAAGACTACGCCTTTGTAATGACAGGCACCTCGTTCTTCTCCACCGCACGTTGTACCGACATGATGAAGGCTGCCAAGCGGCAGGCATTTGTCCCCTATCGGTTCAGCATGGGTGCCAACTTCCAAGACACACAATTAATTAAGTCATCTGAACGCCTCTGTACGCTTAAGATCTGGGAAGAACCCGTAGCCACCGCCTACTACGTCATAGGCGCAGACCCGGCCTATGGCTCCTCAGACTGGGCAGATCGCTTCTGCCTGCAAGTCTTTAGATGCTATGCAGACGGTATGGATCAGGTTGCCGAGTTTGCTACCAGCGAACTCAATACCTACCAGTTCGCTTGGCTGATCTGCTACCTAGCCGGTGCCTATACGAACTCTACGCTCAACCTTGAGGTCAATGGCCCAGGCCAAGCCGTCATCAACGAGATTAGGAACCTTAAGCGTCAGGCCACTTCCCTGCCTCCACAGCAGGCTAGAGAATTACACAATGTCTTGGCCCACATGAGCCACTATATGTGGAGAAGAAACGACTCCTTTGGCATCTCCAACAGCATAGGGTGGGTAACTACTCACTCTAGCAAGGAGAGGATGCTCAATTACCTTAAAGACTACTTTGAACGCGGGATGCTCAATATCTACTCGGAGGAGTGCATCGACGAGATGAAGGGCATTGTGCGGGACGGTGGCACGATTGCTGCCGCCGGTAGGTCAAAGGATGACCGCGTGATTGCTGCGGCACTGGCTGCGGCGGCGTATGCAGAGCAGGTGCAGCCCAGGTTGATCCAGATGCGCCTCACTAGAGACAAAAAAGAGGTGCAGGACGCTGAATCTGACCATCCTGGGCAGGCGCAGGTACAGAAACAGGTCGGAAACTATCTCAAGGCACTGGGGTTTGAATGATAGATGTCCTAACCATTGAAGAGATACGCACCCGTATGGACGTTATGAGGGCGCAAAGACGGCGTGGATTCTCCATACAGATGTTCGCCAAGTTCGCTGGCGTGGACTATCGCAACCTCAAGAAGATGTTTTTCGAGAAAAACGAGGTTCCGATCACCAATTTAAGCCAGAGAAAACTCTCCCGCGCCCTACTTGCCCTTGAAAAAGGTGAGGCAGGAATGCGAATAGACATAGCCGGTAGGAAGAAACTGGACTACCACCCGCCTAAAGACTTCGGCCTGACGCTTAGACGCGGCTACCAGATCAACTTTGCCAATGGCACGGTTGGATTGACGGTCAAACCCGTCAATAAATACGACTTCAATAAACAAAATCTATTGAAAAAGGGGCGATGATGAGCGTAATCAATGACTATAAATGCCCGGTTCACGGCTATTTTGAGGGCCGTGAGGCGGTCTGTCCGGCAGGTTGTACCGACGTAAGTGTTGTCTTTTTGAAGCCAATTGGTGTAAAAAGCGATAGTACGAAGCATAATGACCGTACCCTTAACCAATTGGCACTGGATTTCAAGATGGGTGACATCAAATCGACAAGGGAAGGTGAGGCACAGCCACCGCGCTACGCAACACCCAACAATCCTTTTGCGCCGCGTTGGGGTTCGCCTGGTGAACTCGGTGGATACAACCTCAATTCCATCAACGGTGAGGCAGTATCAGGTATGCAGGCCGTTAAGCAGTCGGGTGCAAACCTTTCTGGCCCCAAGATTGGCTCCTACATTGCCGATCACGAAAACTTGAAGATCCAAAAATGAGAATCCCTAAAGAGCCACTACAGCGGCAAGAGTTTTACATAGACGTTATGCAGAAATGCCTGGTATCTCAGGCTGAACGCTCTGCTATGTACTCTACGCTGCGCTCCTACTACCTCTTTGGCAGCGGCGTAGATGCGGCTCCCGCCCACTACAACAAGATCTACCCGCATATCGACCAACTGAGTAGCTTTATGTACTCAGCCGATACCACCAGATTCTCTATAAACATCGGCGCATCACAGCCAAAGTCATTCCATAAGATGATTCCGGCGCTCACCAAGGGTTTACACGACTATTGGCTGAACTCAAACGCCGATCAGGTCTTCGCCCAGGCGCTTAACTGGTCACTTTGCTACAACTCGACCTTTGTAAAGCTGGTCTGGCGCAATGGAATCCACCCCTACATGGTTGAACCACAGGTTTTTGGGGTGCTTCGGGAGGATACGCCCTATACAGACAGGCAAGAAGCCGTCCTGCAAGAGTATTACATGACCAGAAGTGAGCTTTATAGCCGTCTTTACGCCCATCCAAGGCGTGAAGAGATCATCGAGGCCATGTCTTTTGCCGAACAAGAGGTCAAACACTACCCAGAAGGGGTAGAAAGGCTTGTTACCAGTGCTATTGACCCCACAATCTACGGCAATGTGCAAATGAATCTAGCTGGATCACAGAATTACGTCCCCAGAATCGGTGAACCGACCGTCAAAATGTACGAATTGTGGATTTTTGACGATGAAATCAACGATTATTGCTGCGTAACCATCGCAGAACCCCGTGTAGTCATCTATGACCGCCCCTCTAAGAGCCTTTTCTTGGAAGGTGAGCAACCCTTCGTACAGGTCTGCCCAAGCCCTCAGTATGACTATTATTGGGGTCAATCTGAGACCCAAAGGCTCGTTTTCCTGCAAGAAATGCGGAATAAACGGGTTTCTCAGGTCTTAGAACTGCTGGATAAGCAGGTTTCCCCGCCGAAAGCCATCATGGGCTTCACAGGCATCTTGGATGAAAAGAACTTTGCGCTTAATCGCGCTGGTTCCTTTATCTCTACCGATATGCCTAACGCCAAAGTCGAGGAATTTGCGCCAAACATCCCGAATGACATCTTCCGTGAGATTGCCGAGATCGACGCAATGTTTGCAGAAGCCTCGGGCATCACTTCTGTACTGTCTGGACGCGGTGAAACCGGCGTTCGTTCTCAAGGCCACGCCAGTCAACTTGCCCGACTAGGTTCCTCACGCGCCAAGCGTAGGGCGCTGATCGTCGAGGACAGCTTGGAGAAGATCGCTACCCTCTACCTCAAGATGATGCAGGTCTACGATGATACGGTTTATACAGATACTGATGGCAACAAGTTTATTGCTAGTCAATTCACAAACGATTTTGTGGTCAAGGTCGATGCCCACTCTAACTCGCCAATCTTCATGGAAGATCTGAGAGAGTTGACCTTCAACCTTTACAATGCTGGCGCTATCAGCAAGTCTCGCCTCGTCGAACTTCTTGAGCCGCCAATGAAAGACATCCTCTTGGATGATATTCTGAAGGCAGAGCAACAAGCGGCAGCAGCACCGCCCGCCCCCGAAGGCCCACCGGCAGCACCTCCTGGGGCAGAGGCACCCACTAACGCACAACCACCATTGAGGGCCGTGCAATGAACCAAAACTCAGGCGCAATGAACTCTGGATCTATGCTTAAAACTGGCGATCAACCACGCGCTACCAGCCGTGACATCGCCTCTGAAAGCAAACCTGCATCTATGTCTTACATCCGTAGTCAGCCAAGAGGTGCTACTCTACGCACTAATCAATCCCGAGGAATGAAGCGATAATAAACAGGGGGCTAAGTGATTTTGCCCCTTTTTTGTGGTTGACACGATAGATATTTGTTATCTACCGTTAGCGCAAGATAGGAGTCGAGTATGGCAATTGGTTCAAAAGACATGATGGACATGATTAAGGCCGATCAGGGCATGGACTCTGAAACGCCTACGCCGCCCCCTTCTATGCAAGAAGAGACTACGGCTCCTATGGGTAGTCCTATGACTACTCCCGAACCTAAGAAGGGCGATCAGGAGCAAGCCAAACTTAACATAATGATGGCACTCGATATGCTCCAGCAGGCTCTAGGGGTCTTTGGCATGGACTCGCCAGAAGGCAAAACGCTAGAGCAGGTGGTGATGGACATTACCAAGCAGTTCGGTGAGCGTGAGGCTAAGACCCGCGAACTGATGCCTGCTGAGATTATGAATTTGATCCAAACTCTCCCCCAGGCTGGTGGCGCTACGCCTGGTC